CGGGGCCTTCGCCCTGCGCGCCACGAACCGCCACCCGGTTGCACGCATCGTTACCATCAGACCATGACTACCGGTAACGAGCCACCCGTACCGGCCGAGCCCGAGCCGCCCGGCCCGGACACACCCGACACCCTCCGCCAACGCGACGGACGCGGCCGCTTCACCCGCAGCATCAAAACCGCCCGCCGCGACGCCGCCGCAGCCGACTACCTCGCCGAACACCCCGGCACCACCTACCGCCAACTCGCCAGGCTCTTCGGCTACTACGACCACAAAGACGCCCGAATCGGCATCGAACAAGCCAAAGCCGATGTTGCGAGGCCAGCCGTCACCAAGCTCATCGCGGACGAGTCGCAGGAACTCGACGCCCTGTACACCGAGGCCGTCGCCATCCTCCAGCGCAACCACGTCACCGTCTCCCACGGCCGGATCGTGATGTGGCGGAACCCCGACACCGGGCAGGAGGAGCCACTCCAGGACGACGGGCCCAGGCTGCAGGCGATCCAACTCGCCCTGCGCGTCCGCGAGTCCTACCGCAAACTCCACGGCCTCGACCAGCCCGCCCAGGTCGCCGTGTCCGGGGCCGTGCGATACGAGGTCGTCGGCGTCGACCCTGCGGACCTTGCGTGACGACCGCGCTCGACCGGGACACGGTCGTCCGCTACGAACCCCGCGGCGCAGCGCAGCAGCTGTTCAAGGCTCGCCAGTCGGAAATCTTCATGGCCGGGCCGGCGGGTACGGGGAAGAGCCTCGCGTGCTTGTTCCGCCTGCACCTCACCGCGTTGCACAACGCCGACATGCGCGGCCTGATCTTCCGTAAGACCGCGGTGAGTCTCGGCTCGACGACGCTGGTCACCTGGGAGAAGAAGGTCATCGCCGACGCCATGGCGCGCGGCATCGTGACCTGGTTCGGCGGCAGCGCACGCGAGGCGCCCGGGTACCGGTACTCGAACGGCGCGAAGATCGACGTCGCCGGGATGGACCGACCAGAAAAAATCATGAGCGCCGAGTACGACCTCGTGTTCGGCGACGAGGCCACCGAGCTCACCCTCAACGACTGGGAGTCCGTCGGCACCCGGCTCAGGAACGGCAAGCTGTCGTGGCAGCAGCAGATGGGCGCCTGCAACCCCTCCGCCCCCACCCATTGGATCAAGCAGCGCTGCGACCAGGGCCAGGCCCGGATGCTGGTGTCCCGGCACGCCGACAACCCGGCCTACGTGAACGCGGACGGGACGTTCACCGAGGTCGGCGCCGCCTACTTCGCGAAGCTCGACGCGCTCACCGGCGTCCGCAAGCTCCGTCTGCGCGACGGGACATGGGCCGCGGCCGAGGGCCTGATCTACCCGGAGTTCGACGATGCCGTCCACCTCGTCGACCCGTTCGACATCCCCGCCGGCTGGACCCGGTGGATCACCGTTGACTTCGGGTTCACGAACCCGTTCGTCATGCAGTGGTGGGCCGAGGACCCGGACGGCCGGCTGTTCCTGTACCGCGAGATCTACTACACGCGGCGCCTGGTCGAGGAGCACGCGAAGCAGGCGCTGCGCCTGGTCCGGAAGTGCGTGGAGTGCTGCGGCAAGAAGCGGACGCACGACTGCCACGACTGCGAGGCGTGCCGGCTGGAGTGGACGGAGCCGCGGCCACGCGCGGTGATCTGCGACCACGATGCCGAGGACCGGGCGACGCTGAAGAAGCACCTGGGGCTCAGTACGTCCGCCGCAAACAAGAAGGTGTCGCCGGGGATCCAGGCGTTCCAGGCCCGGTTGAAGCCAGCGGGTGACGGGCGGCCCCGGTTCTTCATCATGCGCGGTGCGCTGGTGGAGCGGGACCCGGCGCTGGATGAGGCGAAGAAGCCGTGCTCCACGGAGGAGGAGATCACGGGCTACGTGTGGGCGGTGAAGCCGGGCGGGACGGTGCCGGAGGTTCCGTTGAAGGAGAACGATCACGGGATGGATGCGGCCCGCTATCTGGTGGCGGAGCGGGATCTGCGGGGACGGCCGCGCCTGTCGTTCGTCGGTTGACTTGTAGGGTTCCGACAATGAGACGCCTGACAGGCGGAAGGGTCGCAATCGTGACGAACCAACAAGGTCGCAGGTGGGGATGGAGATTGAATGCGGCTATGCCGGTCCTACTTGACACGACTGGGACTATGCTGTTGTCGGGATCAGTCATGCTCGTCAACGTGGCTGCCGGTATCGCAGCCATCGGCGTGGGCCTGATGTTCCTGAACTACCGGTTCTACGGGCGGCAGTAGCACGAGAGGGGGCGGGCGTTGGCCAGAACAATCGTCGGCGACATCGCCCAAGGCCTCCGCTCCATCACCAACAGAGCCCCCATCGCCCTCGCCCCCTCCGGCGGGCGCAGCGGCCTCGTCTCCAGCATCGTCCGACCCGCCGGCCAAGAGGCGCAGATGCGGGCCATGGGCAGCGTGGGCACCCTCTTCGCCATCGTCGAGCGGATCACCACCGCCTACAGCCAGGTCGAGTGGCACCTCTACCGCAGCGCCAAGAGCGGGCGCCCCGAGGACCGTGTCGAGGTCACCTCGCATGCGGCCCTCGACTTGTGGAACCAGCCCAACGACTTCATGACCGGGCCGATGTGGCGCGAGGCGACGCAGCAGCACGAGGAGTTGACGGGCGAGCAGTGGTGGGTGATCTCCCGGGACGAGCGGAGCAGCCTCCCGCTGGAGTTGTGGTTCGCCCGCCCCGACCGGATGACCCCGATCCCCGACCGGGAGAATTTCCTGTCCGGGTACGTGTACTCGTCCCCCACCGGGGAGCAGGTCCCGCTCGGTGTCGACGACGTCATCATGCTCCGCCGGCCCAATCCCTTGGACCCGTACCGCGGCTGGGGTCCGGTGCAGACGCTCCTCGCCGACCTCGACTCCTCGCGCTCCGCCGCCGAGTGGAACGCCAACTTCTTCAGGAACTCCGCGCAGCCCGGCGGCATCGTCCAATTCGACGGGCGGCTGGACGACGGTGAACTCGCCGAGTTCCACTCCCGGTGGGCGGAGCAGCACCGTGGTGTCTCCAACTCGCACAGGGTCGCGGTCCTGGAGAACGGCCTTCAGTGGGTCGACCGCAGCTACAGCATGGCGGACATGCAGTTCGCGGAACTCCGTTCGGTGTCCCGCGAGATCATCCGCGAAGCGTTCGCGTTCCCGAAGCCCATGCTCGGCACCGTCGACGACGCCAATAGAGCGAACATGGAAGCCGCCAGCGACATGCTCGCCCGCTGGCTCATCCGCCCCCGCCTCGAACGCATCCGCCAGGCGCTGAACACCCGCCTGCTGCCCATGTACGGGACGACCGGCAAGGGCTTGGAGTTCGACTTCGACGACCCGGTCACCGGCGACGTCGACATGGAATCCAAGCAGCTCACCGCGCAGGCCAATGCGGCGCAGTCCCTGGTCGCCGCGGGCTTCAACCGGGACAGTGTGGCCTCGGCCTGCGGTCTGCCGGAGATGGGGTTCCGGGATCCGAAGGAGCAGCTCCTCGTCGACATCGTGCGTGGCGCCCCGTCGACGGCGCCGGTGATCCTGCCCCTGCTGGGCTACGAGATCGCACCGGGTGCGTTGGGCCCGGCCACGTCGAACTCGTGGGCAGACACAGTGTCCGGGCTCCTCGGCTCCGCTCCCGCGCTGGCTATCCGCAACGCGGACACGGACCCGCTGGAGCAGATGCAGCAGGACCACACCGCTGCCCTCGACGGCCTGCTCGCCGACCTCGCTTCGACCGACGACGACTGGATCGACGACCTCGGGAAGCAGATCGAGCAGGCCATCGACGACGAGGACACTGCCGCCCTGGCAAGTCTGAGCCTCGACTCGGCGGACGCGGCCGACACCATCCGCACTGCACTCGGCAGCGCGGCGCAGCAGGCCGCGAACCGGATGGCTGACGAGGCCAAGTCGCAGGGCGTGAAGGTGACCGCGCCGAAGGTCGACGAGTCCCTGACCGCGCGCCTGCGCCCCGGGATGATCGTCAACTTCGGTGACGAGCTCAACGCCATCGCCGGCGCGGTCGCCTCGCTCATCGCGTCCGGGCTCGCAGCGTCGGCCGCGCAGGAAGCCGTGAGGCGGTTCGTCCCCGGGGTCTCCGGCAAGACCGTGGCGACCGCGGTGAAGGACAAGCTGCGCGCTCTGAAGGGCGTGTTCAAACGGGACCAGCTCGGCGGCGCCGTGCACCGGGCGCAGAACGTGGGCCGGATCGCCACCCTCGAAGCCGCCCCAGAAGCCCACTGGGTGGCCAGCGAGAAGAACGACGGCAACACCTGCGCCCCGTGCAAGGCGATCGACGGCACCAGCTTCGCGACGCTCCACGAAGTCACCGCCGCCTACGGGGCCGGCCCGTATCACGCGTGCCTGGGCGGCGTCCGCTGCCGGGGCACCGTCACCGCGCAGTGGAACACGACGGGAGGCGGCGGATGAGCGGCATGACGGGGCTCGTACTGCCCGCGAACTTTGCCAGCTTCGTGGCCAAGCAGCGTGAGCAGGCGGCCAAGTTGCGTGAGCAGCACGGTGTCGAGGCGCAGTCCTGGTACCGCATCACCAACGCGACGTCCCCGGACGAGGCGGAGGTGATGCTGTACGACGAGATCGGGGGGTGGTACGGGGCGACCGCGGACGAGTTCATCGCGGACCTGCGCGGGATCTCCTCGCCGAACCTCCGCGTGCGCATCAACTCGCCCGGCGGCAGCGTCTTCGAGGGCATCGCCATCGCCAACGCACTGCGGAGCCACCCCGCGAACGTGGTGATCCAGGTGGACAGCGTGGCCGCGTCGATCGCGTCGGTCATCGCGATGGCCGGTGACCGGGTAGAGATGGCGCCCAACGCGATGATCATGATCCACGAAGCCAGTGGCGTCTGCCTCGGCAACGCGGCCGACATGGAAGAGATGGCGCAGCTCCTCGCCCTGATCTCGGACAACATCGCGGACGCCTACGCGGCGAAGGCTGGCGGGACCCGCGAGTCGTGGCGCGAGCAGATGCGCAACGAGACGTGGTTCCTCCCTGACGCCGCAGTCGAGGCAGGCCTGGCCGACGAGGCGCTCACGGTTCCGAGGCGCGGCGAGCCCGTCGAACCGCAGCCCGGAGAGGCGGAGCCGGAGCCGGACATGGCCCGCGCCTGGGACCTCGCCGCCTACGGATACGCCGGCCCGAAGCCGGAGCAGCCGGCCGAGGAGCCCGCCACCCTCACCTTCACGATCGGCGCCGGGGTGGACGAGCAGGTACTCGAAGCACTCCGTGCCATGGCCGAGGGGCGCACCGCCCCAGAGCCCGCGGCAGAGCCCGAACCCCCGGAGCCCGTCGCCTCGATCGAGCCTGCCCCACCTGAGACGGCCGGTGTGCAGCCGGAGCCCATCGACGACTGGACGGCCATGGTCTCCAGCCTCATCACCGACGACGCAGACGACTGGTCAGCGCTCGTCTCCCATCTGACCGAGCCGGAAGCGTCGTCCAGCGCGGCGACGGCAGCCTGAAGGAGGCACCCTGTGGCTACACCCACCATCCCGCGCGACGCCGACGAGCTCGCCGAAGCACTGGGCGACACGTCCACGCTGAGGAACATCGTCAAGGACAAGGACACCCTGGAGGGGTTCATCCTTGACTACGCGAAGGGTCAGCAGAAGCACGACCCCAACATCGAGGCGCAGATCCGCGAGGAGACGCAGCGCCAGTTCGCTGACGTCCTCCGCGACGACAAGCTCCTCAACAGCATCAACCGCCTGAACCTCGACCCGACCGCCCCGCCGGTCGCGCGGTCGAAGCACTACAACGCGAAGGCCCCGGGGGCTGCGCTCGACAAGCAGTTCACGGGCTGGGGCGAGTACCTCGCGCAGACGTGGCAGGGCGCGAACACGCAGGAGTCCCTCACCGCCCGCTCGGACATCAAGAAGATCCAGAACTCGTTCGGGTCCTCGGTCCCGTCCGACGGCGGGTTCCTCATCCCCGAGTTCCTCAGGAGTGAACTCCTGCGCGTCGCGCTGGAGATGGCCGTCGTCCGCTCCCGCGCCCGCGTGGTGCCGATGGAGTCCCTCACCGTCCCGTACCCGATGATCGACAACACGTCGAACGCCTCGTCGGTGCACGGCGGGATCGTCGGCTACTGGACCGAGGAGGGCGGCGCCCTCACCGACTCCAGCCCGACGTTCGGCCGCATCGAGCTGATCGCCAAGAAGCTCACCCTGTACAGCGAGATCCCCAACGAGCTGTTCCAGGACTCGATCGTCTCGCTCGAACAGTTCATGAACGAGTCCTACCCCGAGGCCCTCGCCTGGTTCGAGGACGTCGCGTTCATCGAAGGCAACGGCGTCGGCCAGCCCCTCGGCTTCCTCAACGCCCCCGCCGCCGTCTCCGTCGCCAAGGAGTCCGGCCAGGCCGCAGCCACGATCCTGTGGGAGAACATCGTCAAGTGCTACAGCCGCATGCTGCCGGCCTCTCTCGGCCGCGCGGTGTGGGTGGCGCACATCGACACGTTCCCCGAGATCGCGACGATGGCCCTGTCCGTGGGCACCGGCGGCAGCGCGGTGTGGATCGGCAACGGCGACGGCGCGGGCGCACCCCCGGTCACCATCCTCGGCCGGCCCGTCGTCTGGACCGAGAAGGTGAGCAGCGTCGGCACGGCGGGTGACATCAACCTCGTCGACTTCGGCTACTACCTCATCGGTGACCGTCAGGCCATGCAGTCGGCCACGTCGACCGAGTTCAAGTTCGGCAACGACAAGACGGCCATGAGGGTGATCGAGCGCGTCGACGGCACCCCGTGGATCAAGTCCGCAATCACCCCCCGCAAGGGCAGCAACACCCTCTCCCCGTTCGTCAAGGTCGCGACCCGCTCCTGACGATCCACTCCCGGCCCGGCAGTAACGCCCCGGGCCGGGACCACCCAGGGCGGCATTAACACCCCGCCTGGAAAGGAAAGCCATGGGCGCCATGGAAGGACTCGGGAAGGAATTCAACATCGTGCCGATCGCGGCCGGTGCTGGTCTCTCCCTGCGCGACGCCGGAGGCGTGACGTTCGTCTGCACCGGCAACGACACGTTCACGCTGACCGTCGCCGACACGTTCGCCGGGTCGTATGCGACCCCGGGGAACATCCTCACCAAGAAGATCACCAACACGGCGACCAACGGCACCGCAGCCTGGGTCTCCGCGACGCAGTCCGCGTCGAACGCGGTGACCATCTCGTCCGGGTCGGTCGCCTTCTACGTCTCCGGGGACTCCCTCCCCGACGGCAAGGCCTACGTCAAGGTCAGCGCCGGCGGATCCGGTCTCGTGACCGCGGTGTTCCACGACCTGACCTCGCAGCGCAAGGCCGACAACCTCGCCATCGTGGGGGCCTGACATGTCGACTCTCATCGCGAGCGACCAGATCCGCTCTCTCCTCGTCGGCATCAAGGTGCTGCGGTCCACGGCCGCGCTCCCGCAGACGTCCACGTCCGCGCTGTTCACCGTGTCCGGCGGGAAGGTGCTGATCACCAGCCTCGTCGGCGAGGTGACCACCGTCATCCAGACGCAGGCCGACGCGACGAAGCTCAGCTTCGACCCGACTGACGCGGGCGCCACGCAGGATCTGTGCGCGACCCTCGACATCACCGCGGACGCGGTCGGGACGCTGTACTCCCTGACCGGTACTCCGGCGACGGCGATGCAGGACGCGCTGAACTTCCTGTCCTCCAACAAGGTGCTGGCGCAGCCCCTGGTCCTGAAGCCGGGTTCGATCCTGCTGGACTGCGCGGCCTCGAACACCGGGTCCGTGAAGTGGGACCTGACGTACATCCCGCTGGACAACGGCGCGTCCGTGGCGGCGGCCTGACATGGCACTCCTGGTCTGCACCGGCTGCACCTCCCGGTACTCGGTCGGTGCAGCCCAGTGCCCCCAGTGCGGCAGCACAGAGCATGTCGAGGAAGGACAGGAACCGATGCCGAAGATCACCGTGCACGGCGGCCCCACGATTGCGGGCGCGTCGGTCGTGGGTGGCGCCTGGTCCAGCGAGGGCGACCCGGACGTGTGGCCGGAGCCGGCCGAGGAGAACGCCGAGGAGCCTGCGGCAGAGGCCGACAGCGACGCCGTGTCCGAGGAGCCTGAGAAGGCGCCGCGGCAGCGCAGGGCGCGAGGTAAGTAGCCATGGCTGAGGGCTTCTCGACGGCGGCGGCGAACAGCGTTCTCGACGCTCAGGTCACCGCGTACCCGTGGTTCAAGCTCCACGTGGGCGCGCCCGGGGCGAACGGTACGGCGAACGCTGCGACCGAGACGACCCGGAAGAACCCCTCGTTCGCCTCGGCTTCCAGCGCTTCGAAGGCTTCGTCGGCGGACGCCGTGTGGACGTCGGTAGCTGGCACGGAGGACTACACGCACTGGTCGCAGTGGTCGGCGTCGTCGGGCGGCACCTTCGGCGGGTCCGGCACGGTCACCGCGAACGCGGTCACGACGGCCGACACGTTCACCATCCCCTCCGGTCAGCTCGTCCTCACCGTGCCCGTCGCGTCCTGACCCAACAGCCCAGCCCTGAGAGGAGGTGAACCCATGTCCACCAGGTTCGATGCGGCCAGCGACCGGATCTCGTTCGCAGGCAGCATGTTCGCTGTCGCCGCCGGGTTCACCATCACCGCGTGGGCGTGGGTGTCGGTCGACACGGACGCGAACTCGACGATCGCCCGGCTGCACTCCTCGTCGGGCGGCAGCACCGTCGCCACCTGGGCCACCGGGTCCGACGGTCTGTCCGGGCCGAACTACTTCACCGGCGGCGGCAGCGTCTCCAACTCCACGAACATGGCCGTCGGCGCGTGGCGCAAGGTGGCGCTCACCTGCTCGGGCACGACCGGCAAGAGCTACGTCGCTGCGGTCGGCGGCGGCACCGAGGTCGACTCGGGCACGGTCGGTGTCGGCACCCCGGACGGCATCACGCTGGGCGGCCGGTCGTCGTCCGACAGCAGCGAGCCGTTCAACGGGAGGCTCGCCTACGTCAGGGTCTGGACCACCGAGCTCAACCAGACGCAGATCGAGGCCGAGTGGGCGAGCGCCACCCCCGTCATCACGGCGAGCCTGTGGGCGTCCTGGCCGCTCACCGACTCCACGGACCTGACCGACCACTCCGGCAACGGGCGGAACCTGACGGCCGGGACGACCGCCGTGTCCACGGAGGCAGATCCGCCGCTCTCCGGAAGCGTCACCGGGTCCGCCGCGGGCGCGTTCGGCGCCCTGACGGGTACGGCGTCCGGCGTGCGGAAGGTCTCCGGGACCGGCGCCAGTTCGCTCGGCGGGCTGACCGGGACAGCGAGCGGCACGCGCAAGGTCGTCGGCACAGCCACACTCAACGGCGGCGCGCTGGCCGGCACCGCGTCCGGCCTCCGCACCGTCATCGGCTCCGCGGCCACGCAGTTCGGCGGGCTGGTCGGTACGGCGGGCTCCCCCTCGCACGTCACCGGGACCGCGGCTGGCGTATTCGGTGGGCTCACCGGTACAGCCCGCGGCAGGGTGCCTGGGGCCCCGGAGTCGGGCGGCTGGTACGGGCTGCTCAGCATCCTCCACGAGGGCGCACAGCAGTACCGCGAGGAACAGCAGCAGACCCCCGTCGCCTGCCAGACCTGCGGAGAACCACTCCGCGCCGGACCCCGCGACGAGCGCTACTGCCCGTTCGACGGCTCGGTCTGGGGTCCGGGCGGCCGCCTCGTCGGACACATCAGCACGGCCCGGACCTGAGAGGAGGTGACGAGAGATGACCACACCCTGGTACGCCACGCGTGAAGAGATCAAGGCGGAGCTGGACGTGAAGGAGACCGCGCGCAGCAACGCCCGCATCGACCGCGCGCTGGCCGACGCAACCGAAGCAGTACACGGTCTGACGCACCGCGTGTTCTACCCCGTGCTGGACACCCGCAAGTCCGACTGGCCGCCGCGCTCCGGAGCGACACCGTGGATCCTCCGCCTCGACGCGAACGAACTGATCTCCGTCACCACCCTCACCTCCGGCGGCACGAGCATCGACTCCGGCGACTACCTGCTGCGCCGCGCCGACGACAAGGCCGAACCCCCCTACACGCGGATCGAGATCAACCTCGGCAGCAACGCCTCGTTCGGCGGCGGGGACACCTACCAGCAGGACATCGTCATCACCGGACTGTTCGGCTACCGCAACGACGAGACCCCCGCCGGCACCACCGTCGAGGCCCTCGACGCGAGCGAGACCGGGGCCGACGTGGACGCGGCGGCCTCGGCCGCTGTGGGTGTCGGGTCCCTGCTGCGCATCGACGACGAGCGGGTCATCGTCACCGGCCGGTCGATGCTCGACACCGGGCAGACCCTCGGCGCCGACCTCACGAACCAGAACAACAGCGTCGTCGTGGCCGTCGCATCCGGTGCCGCGTTCGCTGCGGGTGAGGTCATCCTCATCGACGGGGAGCGGATGCTCGTCGACGAGATCGCGGGCAACAACCTCCTCGTCCGCCGCGCGTGGGACGGATCCCCGATCGCCCCGCACACCACGGGTACCACGGTGTACGCGCCGCGCACGCTGACGGTGGAGCGCGGCGCCCTCGGCACCACCCCGGCCTCGCACACCAGCGGCACGGCGGTGGCCCGGTGGGATGCGCCTGGCAGTATCCGGCAGCTCTGCCTCGCCGAGGCCCTCACCGATCTGTTGCAGGGCCGGTCTGGGTACGCGCGGACGGCCGGCTCCGGTGAGAACGAGCGGGAGACCAGCGGGAAGGGGCTCGCTGATCTGCGGGCCCGGGTGTACACGAGCCACGGGCGCAAGGCCCGGATGCGGAGCGTGTGACCATGCGCCTCATCGTCTCCACGCAGGAACGCGGCCCAATGTTCGACGGCCGGGCCCGGCGCGCAGCGAACGAGTACGTCAACCGGCTGGAACGCAACCTCGCCGAAGAGGGCCGCACTATCCTGCTCGGCGAACTCGACCGCGTGCTGAAGACCCAGACTCCGTACTACGCGACCCGCGTCGAAGTCGTCGACGGGAACGCGATCTGGGACAACCGCGTGGTCTACGGTCCGTGGCTTGCCGGCATCGGCAGCCGGAACTACCCGGTGACCAAGTTCAGGGGCTACGACCACTGGCTCGTCACCAGGGAGAAGCTCAACTCCCGTAAGCGCGGTATCGGCGAACGGCTGCTGCGCCGCTACACGGGACGGATGTGATCGCCGTGCCTCTGGATCTCCTCACCTACCGCGGCGCGCACATGTCGCAGGCGCAGGGCCTCGGCCTGTTCGAGCAAGTCCTCGGCCACGAGCCAGTGTCGGCTCCGGGCTCCGGGCTGGTCTACGCGACGTGGGTGGCCCGGGTTGCTCCGATCCCGGCCGGGTCCGGCGTATCGGCGGGTTCGGCGCGGCTGGAGCTGGGCGGCCGGGTGTTCATGCCCGCGGACAGTGAGCCGCTGGACGACGTCGACATCGCGGTGACCGGGGCGGTCGACGCGCTGATGAACGCGCTCTACGAGGACTTCACGCTCGGCGGGACGGTCCGCAATGTCGACCTGCTCGGTGCGCATGGGGCGCCGCTCGGGGCGCAGTTCGGGTTCACCCGCTTCGACTCGACGACGTGCCGGGTGGCCACGCTCACCATCCCCTTGATCGTGAACGACGTTTGGACGGAGGCCCCGTGAAAAGTGGAGGGCTGGGAGACAACCTGTACGTCGGCGGATTCAACGCCTCCGGCGACATCCAGCAACTCGGGAACATCGGCGGCGGCCCCGCCCTGTTCAACATGACCGGCATCGACAAGAGCGGATACGAGCGGCAGGGCGGACTCAGGTCCGGACAGATCGAGTACACCGCGTTCTTCAACCACGTCGCTGTCACCGGCGCCACCCACGACAAGCTCGCCACTCTCCCCCGAACAGACGTGATCCTCACCTACTGCCGAGGCACCACCCTCGGCGACCCGGCCGCCTCACTGGTGGGCAAGCAGATCAACTACGACCCCAGCAGGGGCGATGACGGGATGCTCACATTCGGTGTGAGCACGCAGTCCAACGGCTACGGCATCGAGTGGGGGCAGCAGCTCACCGCCGGGATGCGCACGGACACCGCGGCGACGCTGGGTACGGGCATCGACACCACAGCCTCGGCTAGCTTCGGCGGGCAGGCCTACCTCCAGGTGGCCTCCTTCACCGGCACAGACGTCACCGTGAAAATCCAGGACTCGGCCGACAACGCCACCTTCGCGGACGTCGCCAGCTTCGCGTTCACGCAGATCACCGGCAGCGCACCCCTCGCGGAGCGGATCGCGCTGTCGAACACGGCGACGCTGCGCCGCTACCTGCGGGTCAGCACGGTCACGACCGGCGGATTCACCAGCCTGACGTTCGCGGTGAACGTCGTGAAGAACGAGATCGCGGGAGTGACCTTCTGATGAACGCCGAGGTGAGCCGGATCAGGCCTCTGATGGGGGCGGATGCCTACAAGACATATGAGATGCGGTCCCCACTCTCGACGCACTTCCGGCCTGCGACGTGCGCGGAGGCGAACTGCCAGTACTACGCGAACGGCTTCCAGGTCCGTGTCGAGGGACTGGCGCCGAAGGTACTGAACGCGGTGCAGAACTCGGGCCGCAAGTACACAGTGCAGAAGGTCGCCGACGGCGAGACCTACCTCTCCTTCGAGCCCGGTCAGCCGTGCCTACGCGAGTCGCTGCACCGCGTGCGAGAGGACCGGCCGCCGCTCTACATCGTTCGGGACGGGGACTGGCGGGGCAACCCGCGAGGCACGAAGGCCCGGCTTCACCAGACACCGGACCACTGGGTCGAGGACTTCGCCACGCATCAGCAGGCGATCGCAGACGAAATCAAGAAGGGGTGATCGGTCATGAGCAAGGCTTCGGGCCTCGGCCAGACGACACTGTCGGTGGACACCAGCGCGGGTACGCCGACGGACATTCGTAACGACATCACCAACTGGCAGATGGCCACCCCCCGCGGGGTCCAGGACATCACCGGTGTGGACAAAAGCGGCAACGAGCGGCTGCTGCTCCTCGCAGACATGTCCGCCACCTACAACGGCGTCTTCAACGCGACCGGCGCGCACCTCGTGTTCCGCACCGTGCCGTCCACCTCGGTGAACCGCACCTGCACGAACACCGTCAACGGCGTCACCCTCGCCGCGGAACTCCTCTTCTCCGACTACCAGCTGACCCGCTCGGACTCGGGTGAACTCACCTTCTCTGCGCCCGGCGCCCTTGCCGACGGCGTCGTCCCGACCTGGAGCTGAAGGGCAGCACATGGGATTCAACGCATCCGTCAGCAAGGTGAACATTCGCTTCGCCGACGGCCACAAGTACCACGGCGCCGAGGCCACCCTGCGCGGCATGGCCTTCGGCGAATACACCGCGGCCACCGGGCTGGACGGCGGGGACGGGGAGGACGTCGCCGCGAGCATGAAGCGGTTCGCCGGCAACCTCCTCTCCTGGAACCTCGAAGACGGTGACGACAAGCCGATCCCCGCCACCGAGGACGGGTTGAAGCAGGTCGACCAGGCCCTCGCCCGCGCCCTACAGAACGCGTATGTCGAGGCGCTGATCGGGGTCCACGACGCTGACCCTTTGCCGCAGAGCTCGCCCTCTGGCGGGCCGTCCCTGGTGGAGTCCGTCCCGATGGAAGCACTGTCGGAGAGCCTGGCGAGCTGACCCGAGCCCGGTACCTGCTCGGGCTGTTGGAGCGGTTCCCGGGCTACACCCTGTCCTCCCTCATGCAGGAGGACACAGAGCTGATGCGCCTCGTCGCGATTGAGGAGCTCGGCGGCGGACGCGACCGGAGGGAGGTGGACGATGTCTGATGCTGTGACGATCACCGTGCGGGTGAACGACGACACCGCGGCCGGCTTCCGTGACGTCAACGGCCGGTTGCGAACGATGACGGGGCAGTACGCGCGGGCGGCCGATGACGTGCAGCGGTCGTCGTCGAAGTCGAGTGCGGCGATCACCGGGCTGAAGTCCACGCTCCTCTCCCTCGCCCCGGCCGCAGTCCCGGTGGCGGCGTCGCTGGCTCCGATCGCTGTGCAGGCCGGGGCGGCGGGGCTAGCGGTCGCCGCGTTCGGTGTGGCGCTGGGCCCGCAGATCGGGAACCTGAAGGACGCCGCGGCCGCGCAGGCGAAGTACAGCACCGCAGTCCAGCAGTCCGGGCGCGGCTCGCAGCAGGCCGCACAGGCGCAGGCTCAGGCGGCGCAGGTGATGGCTTCGATGCCGAAGGCCACGCAGCGCGCGGCCGGCGGGCTGATGGTGTTGAAGGATCAGTTCAAGTCCTTCTCCGACAGCACGGCGAAGTTCACGATGGTGCCGGTCGAGAAGTCGTTCGCGGTGATGGGGCAGATCCTCCCGAGGCTGAAGCCGATGGTGGAGGGCACGGCCAGCCAGCTTGACCGGCTGATGAACGTGGCCGGTGGTGGGTTGAGTACGGGCGCGTTCGATGGCCTGTCGAAGAAGGTCTCCGATTTCGCGAACAGCACGTTGAAGGGCGCGACGGACAAGGCGATTCATTTCATGCGGGTGTTGTCGGAGGGCAACGCGCACGGGCCGATCGCCTCGTTCTTCGAGTACGCGCGGGCGCAGGGCCCTGCGGTGAAGCAGTTGCTGACCAGCGTCGCCGAGGCTGTGTCGAACCTGTTGGAGGGTGCGTCGCAGGCGGGGCCGGGGATGCTGACCCTGGTCAACGCGATGGCCAAACTCGTGGCCGCGGTGCCGCCGTCGCTGATCGGGAACCTCCTCCAGGTCTACGCCGCGTTCAAGTTGATCAAGCTTGCGGCTGTAGGCGCCACTGCCGGGTGGCAGGGCATGGTGCGCCTGACTGCGGCGGTACAGGGATTGCAGGCTGCGTCCGTTGCTGCGGGCGGCGGCATGGCTGGCCTGCGGGCGGCGTTCATGTCGATGGGCGCGGCGACGAAGGCCACGGTGGTGGTGGCGGGTATTGCCGCTGTGGCCCTGGTGTTGACGAAGCTGTCGAACATCGGCAGGAAGGCGCCGCCGGACATCGACAAGATGTCGACGGCGATCGGCCGGCTCGGGCAGTCCGGCAAGGTATCTGGTGAGGCGCTGCGGGTCTACGGCAAGGATCTCGGCGGGCTTAGCGATGCGATCCACAACCTGTCCCACATGGGCAACGTCGACAAGGTCCAGAACTTCCTGACCAACCTGATTGGCATGGACTCCACGCCGGTCAAGAAGTGGAAGGAAGACCTCGACGCTGCGGACAAGGGGCTGGCGGATCTGGTCAAGGGCGGGAATTCCGACCTGGCTGCTGCGGCGCTCAAGAAGATTTCGGCTGAGTACAAGGCCCAGGGCCACGACGTCTCGGACATCAAGCCGAAGCTGGATGACTACAAGAAGGCGCTCGCGGATCAGACTTTCGAGCAGGAGCTTGCGGCCGCGGCGATGGGTTCCTTCGGACAGGCGGCGCTGGCCACGCAGGCCAAGCTCGATGCGCAGAAGAGCGCGGCAGATGGACTCAGGGCCAGCCTCATCGCGCTCAACGATGTGAACCGCAGTGCTTACGACGGGCAGATCGCGTTCGAGGCGGGGCTGGACAACCTCGCTGAGTCGTTCAAAAAGAACGGCGCCACCCTCGACCTGAATACAGAAAAGGGTCGGGCTAACGGGACGGCGATGTCGCAGGCCGCTAAAGCTCAGGACGAAATGATTGCCTCCGGTCTGGCGGCCGGGGATTCATTTACGTCGATGACGGAGAAGTCGTCCACTCTGCGCGCCGAGATGACGAAGCTGGCGACGGAGGGGTTCGGCGGGAACAAGGCGAAGGCCGAGGAGTACGTCAACACGTTGCTCGGTGTGCCGTCCGAAATCAAGACGCTGATCAAGGCCGAGAAGGACGAGGCCGTCGCGGGCCTCCATGAGGTTGAGGCCGCGATCCGAAAGACCCCGGGCGCGAAGAGCGTGACGGTGTCGACGCTGAATGGGGCTGCGATCAAGGCACTGGAGGCGGTCGGGTACAAGACCAAGACGCTTCCGGACGGCCGGACCCAGGTGTACACGGCGAACGGGAAGTCGCTCGGCAGTATCGCGGCGGTGTCACGGGCGCTGAACGCGTTGAACGGGAAGACCGCGAACACCTGGACGATTCACAACATCAAGACGAACTACTCGACTTCGCGCTCCGTGTCGGGCGGGAAGTCCGTCCACGACATGGTCGGTGCGACGGGCGGCCTGTTCACCGGGTCCTCGTTCAAGCACGGGTACGCGGACGGAGGGAAGGTCACCGGGCCGGGTACCGGCACGAGCGATGACGTGTTCGCGCCGTGGCTGTCGAACGGCGAGTTCGTCATGAAGAAGACCGCCGTCGACCGGTACGGCGAGAAGTTCATGCAGCTCCTCAACGCCGGCCAGATCGACATGCCCCGCTTCGCCAAGGGCGGCAAGGTCACGAAGGCGCAGGCCGCGGCGAAGGCGCAGTCGGATGCGGAGCGGCAGGCGCGTTCGGATGCGCGCGGCCAGTTGACGATCTCGCACTTCGGGCAGGCGGCCGGCTACCAGCACAGCGAGTTCGGGTCGGCGCTGGGCAAGCCGGACTCGGTGAGTTCACTGGTGAACGCGTTGAACCAGTGGCGCGGCATCATCCTCAAGGCCACGCACGGGGGCACGGAGAGTCGCCTGCTGAAGCAGCTCGACAGCACGGGTAAGGCGCTGCTCCGGCAGGAGAAGCAGCTCAACTCGGTGACCGCGAGCCTGGGTAAGGCGAAGGACAAGCTCAACGACCTGAAGTCCTCGGCCGCCTCGCTGGCCTCGTCGGTGAAGGGCAGCATCCTCGGCTCGGCGAACATCACCAAGGGTGCAGGCAGCGACAAGACGATCACCATGTCCTCGATCATGGGCGGGCTCACGGCGAGCAGGGACAAGGCAACAGCCTTCGCCAGTGCCCTGAAGGACTTGCAGAAGAAGGGCGTCGACAAGACCCTCATCCAGCAGATCGCCGAAGCCGGGGTCGACGGCGGGGGGCTGGAGACCGCGGGCGCGCTGCTGGGTGCGTCGTCGTCGGAGATCCAGACGATGAACCAGTTGCAGGGCCAGATCGGGACGGCGGCCGGCGCTGCGGGGAAGACGACCGCGGATGCCGTGTACGCGGGTGAGATCGCGAAGCAGACCGCTGTGGTGAAGGTGCTGACGAAGTCGCAGGACAGCTTGAAGAAGTCCATGGACAAGCTGGCGAAGTCCATGGAGCGCGCGATTGAGAAGGCGTTCGGGAAGAAGGCGTCGGGCGGGATCGTCGGGATGGCCGCGTCGGGTGGGATCCGGTCCGGGCTGACATGGGTGGGTGAGCAGGGCCCCGAGCTGGCGGATCTGCCGGTGGGGTCGCGGGTGTGGTCGAACCCGGACTCGCGGCGGAAGGCGGCTGCTCCGTGGGCGTCGATGCTCAACACCCCGCGGCGCCCGTCGGCTGCTGCGCCCGCGGCTGGTGGTGCGGCGCGGGCCGGGGATGGTCAGCCGCTGGTGATCCAGGTGCGGTTCGGGGCCAAGGACTTGGGCGAGTTGTGGGTGGACACGGGCCGCAAGGAAGTGCGGGCGCGCGGCTCGATCGAGGCGACGTTGCAGCCGCCGCGCGGCCGGTAACAGGAGAGGAACCAGAGGATGCCCTTCACGGTATGGAATGGCCCGGCGCCGACGACTGCTGCGCAGCAGGCGGTGACGACCGGTACGGCGATCAAGACGATGCTGCAGCTGGCGACGCCGAGCACGACGCAGATTCAGATCTTGGAGTGGGGGTTCAGCCTCGACGACCCGCCGGGGGCGGACGGTGTGGTGGAGCTGCTTCAGACGGACGTCGCGGCGACGGTGACGGCGCATGTGGCGGCGACTGGTGTGGTGAACCTGGACCCGAACGGGCCGACGACGCTGCTCACCGTGGGCACGTCCGCGACGGGCTACACCGCGTCCGCTGAGGGGACGACCACGGCCGCGCGGTCGTTCGATGTGGTGTCGCTGTCGTCGGTGTCGGGTGAATCCGGGCTGTCCTATGTGCGGACGTTCATGCCGGACGACCGGCCGATCGTCGCTGTCTCGAAGTTCCTGAGGATCCGGGCGACGACGCCGACCACTGCCGCTGACATGCGGTGCTGGATCACCTTCCAGCAGGTGGGCTGACCTATGCCGCAGCTCGCCCCATTCGTCTCGGCGTTTAGGCGCCGTCTCGCCAACCTGCCCGGCCCGCTGGCCGGGACGGGGGAGGCGGCGAGCGGGCAGCCCGTGCAGGTGGAGCTGCTCGTCGGGGGCGCGTGGGTCGACCTCACGGCGGGCGGCTACGTGATGGTCCGCGACGACGGCGGCCAGATCAACATCAGCTACGGAATCACGGGCGGCGAGGGATCGCAGACCGAACGCGCGCAGGCCACCCTCCAGTTGAAGAACGGGGACGGCAGGTTCTCCCCCCGCAATCCGACCGGACCGTACTTCGGGCTGATCGGCCGGAACACCCCGATCCGGATCTCCGTGCCGGACGGGAGCGGCGGCAAGGCGTACCGGTTGTGGGGTGAGGTGACGGAGTGGGCGCCTGGCTGGGACCCCACCGGCAACGACGTGTGGTGCGACGTCACCGTCTCCGGGATTCTGCAGCGTCTGGCGCAGGCTCCGGCCCCGGAACGCTCGGTGATCTACAACGCGGTGACGGACCCGGTCGCCTCGTCGGTGGTGGCGTACTGGCCGTGCGAGGACGCGGACGGGGCGACGAGTCTGGCGTCGGCGCTTGTGTCCGGGTCGCCGATGACGTTCACCGGGTCGCCTGACCTGGCCTCGTACTCGGGGTTCCTGGCGTCGGATCCGTTGCCTGATCTGACGGCCGGGTATGTGTCGGGCGGGGTCGCGAAATACGACGAGCCGACGGCGACTCAGGTCAGGTTCCTGGTGTCGATCCCGCTGGTGGGGCTGACCGTCGGGAAGGTCGTGTGCGCGATCGACCAGACCGACTACAGCCCTGGGAGCGCCCAGTTCTGGGAGCTGTACTACGGCAACTTCGCGGGCACGTCCACGTCACTCACCCTGCGGACGTGCGCATCCGATGGCACCAACCTCGGCGCCGACCTGGAGTGCACGCTCGACGTCCGCGGCCGGCAGCTGTATGTCAGCGTCGAGTTCCAGGAGTCCGGGACGGGGATCAACCGGGCCGTCCGTTTGACGGACGTCAACACTGGTTTCACATCGAGCGTCACGGACACGGCCGCCGTGACCCAGCTCAGCCGCGTCACCCGCGTGCAGTTCGGGCCGGCGTCCCGGTCCGTGGTTTCCCCGATCGGCACGCAGTACCTGCCGGGGGTGGCGGTCGGGCATGCGACGGTGGAGAACGCGATCACCGCGATCGACGCGCTCGGCCGCCGCCTGAACCCGATCGGGGAGACCGCGGGCCGCAGGATCCAGAGGCTGTGCGGCGAGGAAGGCATTCCGTTCGACTGGGTCGGGGACCTGGACGACACGGTGGCGCTCGGGGCGCAGGGCCGGCAGAACCTGCTGAACCTGGTGCAGGAGGCGACGCTGGCGGATGGCGGGCTGCTGTACGAGAACCGCGGTGTGCTGGGGCTGGGGTATCGGACGCGGGCGTCGCTGTACGCGCAGGACCCGGCGCTGGTCTTGGACTACCCGTCGTACAACTTGGCGCAGGTCCCGGTGCCGGTGGAGGACGACCGGTACGTGCAGAACCGGGTGACGGTCACCGTGAACGGGGTGACCGGCTCGTATGAGGCGACGGACGGAACCCTGTCGACGGCGCTGCCTCCGGCGGGGATGGGCGTGTACGGCAGTGACGTCACCCTGAACCTGTCCTCCACGTCGGCCGCGGTCCTGCGGGACCAGGCGGCGTGGAGAGTCAGGCTGGGCACCGTCGACGAGGCCCGCTTCCCCAGCATCTCGGTCAACCTCATCCACCCCAGCATCACCCCTGACATGCGGCGCGCGATCCTCGCGCTCCGCCTGGGCGATCGCATCCAGGTCACCAACCCGCCGAGCTGGCTGCCCCCGGACACCATCGACCAGTTGGTCCTCGGCATGTCCGAGACCCTCAACCATTTCAAGCACGAACTCACCTTCACGTGCGCGCCGGCGTCCCCGTACAACCAGGTTGGCAACCTCGACTCCGATGATGTGCGGATCGACCTGGACGACTCGGTGCTGCTGTCTGCGCTGAGCACGGTGGACACGACGATGGACGTGGCGCCGGTCGATGACCCGACGATGTTGTGGACGACGGATCCGGCTGAGGTGCCGTGGGATATCCGGGTGGGTGGTGAGGTGATGCGGGTGACCGCGGTCGCCTCCCGGCTGGTGGACTCGTTCACGCGGTCCGCAGCCAGCAGTTGGGGCAGCACGGATACGGGGCAGGCGTGGACGACCTCGGGCGGGACCTCGACCGACTACAACGTGGCCGCTGGTGTGGGAACGCTCACGCTCGGGAGTGTGGACGTCAGCCGCCGCGTGTTCACCGACATCACCTACCCGGACTGTGACCTCTACGGCAGCGTCACGACGAGCGCGGCCGCGACCGGGGCACCGATCTATGCGGGGCTGGTTTGCCGGTACACGGACATCGACAACCTGTACATGGCCCGGTTGGCATTCTCCACGGCCAACGTGCTGACGATCGCGATCGTCCGGAGGATCGCCGGGGCGGAGTCAGTCCTCGCGTCGACGGCGCTGACGTACACGTACACCCCGGGAGCGTTCTTCCGGATCCGGTTCCAGGCGATGGGGCCGCGGCTGAGGGCGAAGGCGTGGCCGGTGGCCGGTGTGGTGGAGACCCCGGAGTGGCAGGTCACGGTCTCCGACAGCACGTTGTCGTCCGCGACCAGCGTCGGGGTGCGGTCGATTCTCGAAGTCGGCAACACGAACGTTTCTCCCGTTGTCAGTTACGACGATCTGGCCGTGGTCAACCCGCAGCGGTTCACGGTGACCCGCAGCATCAACGGCGTCGTGAAAGCGCACGCCGCGGGCGAGGATGTCCGGCTCGCCTATCCGACTCATCTCGCCCTGTAAGGAGGCAGCACGTGGTCGAGTACTACCCCCAGCCAGCAGGCGGCCAGCGGCTCACAGCGGATCTGCTGCGGTCGATGCTGCCGGTCTTCGCGCGGAAGACGTCGGACACCCCACGGTCTGCAACCACGGCCGC